TGGCTTGATTTGTACACGAATTGGTTTGTTTGTGGTCATAATTGGTTTAATTCATCCACACAATGGCACAAAATGGCACGGTGTCAATATTCAACATTTAATATTTGTTCATACAAAAACTTTGTCATATAACTCTTGAATTTTTTCTTCAAGAATTAATCTTGCAAGTTCTGTTGGTTCAATAGAACTTTTATCCTTACATTCAAGAAAAACAGATTCATTGTTAATTTTGATTGTTTTATAACAACAAATTTCTTTGCAAATCTTTCTTATCTTTTCAGAAGTTTCAATGCTTAGTCTGTAATTAATTTGAACTCTATCTCTTATTTTTTTATATACATCGAATTTTCTTTTTTCGATTGTATGTTCAATAAGTTCTTTCTGTTCCTTAGAACCTGTATTTCTTTTAAGCCACGCGACCAAAGAACGACTTTGATATTTTTCTAAGTTATCAAAATCAAGATCATCAATAAGTGTTTTTGTCATTTTTAAAGTTGCAATAATGTTTTTTAAGATCGACTTCGACCCATTCTTTGCCGTTATAAACAATCCAAAGTTGCCTTTTTATGTCAAATTCACATCGACCTGTTTTTGGTTTTTCTTCTTCCATTATTCGACTTCGTATTCTTGATCTGCTACATCTTCGCAAACATCGCGCAAAAGACAAGAAAGAGTTTTTCCTTCAATAATTGCGCGTGTCTGTAATTCTTTTTTTGTTGCGGGTTTAACAAGTACCTGAATAAGTGAAGAATACTTGTCAGCGTCCGCTGTTCCTTTTTCTCTATTAGCCATTGATTAGTCCTCCTTTTTTAAAGTTTTGATTTCTGCAAAAACATTTTTATGTTTTTTGTTTCTTTTTCTAGGTCTAGTCATTCTTTCTTTTCCATAAATTCCTAGATTATCAAAATCTTTGGTGGTCATGTTTTTGTCAGCATGAAGGTTACTTTGTGAATTGACATCAACGTATCTATCGGTCATTTACTGAACCTCCTGTAATGATTGTTTGATCGCTTCAAGTTCTGCAATCTCGCTTCTTAGTTTTTTGACTTCTAAAAGTTTTTCTTTCAGGATTTGTTGTCTACCTAGTAATCTTTGATTATTTTCCCAGATAGCTTTTTTTGTGAAATTACCCATTTTTACCTCCTTTTGTTTTTAAATAGAATGTTCCTGTTTTGTGGTCAATTGCATAATTATTTGCAAGTGGATGATTAACAAACAATTGTTCAAATTTGTTTACTTGTTCAAGATCAAGATTTGACCAATTACCTTTTCTTTCAAGGTAATTAAGTTTGTTTACTATTTGTTCAATTTTCATTGTTTTTCCTCCTTTTTGCCTTCGTATTCTTCTTTCATTTTTGGGTCAAGAGTATCAACCCAAGCCTGAAGTTTTTCATAATCAGTAATGTCTTCGATAATGATTTTTTGCATTGGTTTAATTTGTTTTGCTTACATTCCTATTATAATAGAATTAACTAAGTATGTCAACAAATTCATTTGACTAATTTGGTAAAATAAAAAAACTACAAAACAAACTCTTATGGCAATTCTAGTCGGGCAAAAATACGCAATCGGGCAATCAGTAAAAAAAATTTCTTATACATCATCAGCAATCCCCCCACGCTATCGCAACGGCAAAATTACAGAAGTGTTTACTAAAACAAACAGCGCAGGGTCGGTTCATTATTATTACAAAGTCTTATGGGATGACGCTAGAAGATCAGAACACGCGCAACACACATTGCGCCCATTAGATCAAAACAACACGCCCTGAACGCTTGGAACATAGCTTGCATCGTATCTTTTGTTGTCGCCTTTCGGGTATGGTTCAACTTTATATTGCAAGTTTTCATTCATAAGCGCTTTTTGTTTTTTATTACCTAGAAAATAAAAATATCTATGCTTTCGCGGACGGTCTTTCATGTAGAGCCTATCGCCGTATTTTTTTCTTAATAGCTCATGTTTATTTATATTTTTGTTTTCGTCATATCGTCCAACGCTATCTTCAATTGAACTATGGTGCATATGTTCAAGACCTTTTACAGCATAATCTTTGAATTTTGCGCTTAATCCTGTATAAATCCAATTTGTCGCCTGATAAATAAACCCGTGATGGCCTTGCGATGTATCAGCATATGAAACAATAACTGACGGCTTCGGTAATCTATTCAAACAGCCAGAAACAAAAAAGCTAAGAACATTTTTTTCTAATCCTTCATTGATAACTAATCTATTTAGTTCGAGAAAATTATCTTGATATAGTCCATTTACAGCCCCAGATACTAATGTGTGGCTCATAGGCTTTCCAAAGCTACAAACACCCTGCAAAAGATTTAAGTTGTCATACAACCCAAATGCGCACTTTATATTGGGTAATCTTCGCGCGTAGTGTTTCTTTAAAAACCATTCATAACATTCTGAACTTAATACAGGCTTGATTGAATATTTATCTTTCATATAATTATTTCTTGCGGGATTTTATTTTGCCCTATTGTTCTAAATTTCCTGAATCTTTTGCTTTCTACTTCGCGAAACATTTCGGTATGCGATACACATTCTTGAAATTCGACTAGACCTTCAAAAACCCCACATCTTAGAAAAAGATCAGATCGACCTTTTATCGGAAAAAAGTCAACCTGATAAGAGCCACAAGGCGAAAGTAAGGAAGGTGTTTCAATCATCGAAAAAATCATCGTCTTCTAAATCGTATTCGTGGTTGAAATACTTGTCATCTTCATCGCCAAAAACATCGCGTATTGCTTGCGCTTCTCTTTGGCTATCAAGCGCGGCTTGATGATTGTGTAAAAAACTATCCATTATTAGTTTTCTTCAACTATATGCTTTGGATTTATGGGTGCTATTGTTTTAATTTTTTTGATGTCTCCATCAAATTCAACTTCCCATAACTGTGGTTTTTCTTTAATTAATTCAATTAAAGCGGCTTGATTTAATAACATTTGTTTGATTGGTTTTGAATTTTGATCGCGGGCGAGATTCGAATTAAAGAGCATTTTCCTCTGGGGTCGCTCACTCTTGCCGCCCACAATTTAATTATAATAGAATTATTTTAAGTTGTCAACTATTTCTTTTTTTATCTTTCCAATGTTGCAATTCAAGATCGAACCTTGCAAGCATAATCAGTTGTTCTTCTCTTGTATATTGCGCTAATATCTGCGCCTGTTCTTTTCCTGAGAACTTTTTAAGCAACCACGGCTCTTGAAAAAACAATTGTTTCTGCATTTTTATCAAACATTTAAGAACAGCGTCACGTTGTTCATCGGTCATGTTTTCTGTTATGCGTAAAAACTGTTGTTCAGCCCTCCGCGATGTTTCTTCATCCCCGCTTGAAAATCTATATCGTTTCATTTCTTATCCTCTATATTTTTTATTGCTGTATCTATTAAATCGCGAACAGATTTTAACCTAATCAATGAAGTTTTATCTTCTATGGATAATTCAATCATTCGAATAGCTGAAGTTTGTAAGTTGTAAAAAGTCCTTAAACCATTTGTTGTTTTCTTCATTTGTATTTACCCTCCCATTCGTTATATTCATCAAACAAAAAACCATCAGAATTTGCACCTTCGCGTACAGCTGCAAGCGCCGCATCCCGAACGTTTTCTTCAACCATTTCTGCAAGTACTTTTAAACTTTTCAAAGAATCAATCTTACGTTCAACTTGTGAAAGTCTTTTTGATGCGCCATCGTAACCATCTTGCAAGTCGCGCGTTGCTTCCTGTAGTTCCCCATCTGCAATAATCTTTTGCGCGTGATTAATACGATTGATAGGGGCGCTTTTCAATACGCCCACCAATAACCAAAGAAAGTAATTGATTTAATGATTTGAGTTGTTCCTGATCTTTCATGTATCCTCCGAAAAAATAAGGGTTACAGTTTCATCATTGCTTGATTTTTCATCTACATCCCAATCATAAGGACATTCGTTATCAAGCAACCATTCAAAAAGTTTTGATCTGTCTAATCTCATATTTTGACCTCCTGTTGATACTTGCCAATTATTTTACTTAGTTTCCATTTTTGATCTTCTAATTCGTCAATTCTAAGATTTAAAGTTTTGTTTTTTTCTTCAAGTTGTCCAAGATGATCTTTATATCGTTCTAATTGTGAAACGTATTGTTTATATAAATTGTCGTAATTACGTTTGATAGATTCTTTACTTTGTTTTATAGCTTCTTTTTTATCTTTTTTAAACTCAGTTTCTTTTTTTCTAAATTGCATTAACCGATCATGTATTTGTCTTTTTACTTCTTTTTTTCTATCTCTTTGCGCTACTTTTAGTCTTTTCTTTAACATTTCATTTTCTTCTTTTGTATATTTTGCCAATAGTTGATAATGTCTTATATCTTTCTCTTTTACGACTCTGTGATACCATTTTGTCGCAACATCTGTTTGATCTTCTTCTTCTAATGAAGCAAACATACAATCAGTTACGTTGATTAATTGATTTGATTCTTTGAAGTTATGAACCCACTTGCCAAGAAAATATTTAAACTTCTTAACCTGTAGTTTTGTAAGTTCATCAGTAACCATTTCAAGATTACTTTGCCATTCTTCATATTGTTCAACCCCGTGATCGGGTTCGCGTAGCTTCTTTTCTAAGAATTTAATTCGCATCTTCAAATCAAGTTCCTGATCTTTGTAATCGTATTTTTTACTCATAATGAATTAACCCCTTTGATAATTGGTCTGACGTAAAATCTATGTTCCTTAGATTCAGGAATCTTTATCTTTTCTAATTCAACAATTTCTGGTTCAGATATAACAATTTTCTTTTTCTTAATATGAATAGTCCAACAAAATCTATTTTGAAAGACGCCATCTTTTAAATGATCTGCAAAAAATCGACCTTTTAAAGTGTTTCCACCCTGACAGGCTCGACATCTGTTTTTTGGGTATGTTTCACAGCGTTTTGTTATATCACAAACTGCATAATAATTAACCCAATGTATTTTATAGCCCGCATTTCTGACACCGATAGATGTACAAGAACCGCGCCAATGATATGTTCGCGCCCCTTGTCTACCTTGCCAAGAGTATGTTCTTTTAGAGCCGAAACTAAGTTCAGGAACTATTTCAGGAACTATATAATCGGGAACAGGTAATTTATGGAAATCGTATATGCCGCGTAATTCTTCTCTTTCTATATCATGGGAATATTTATTTCTTCTGTCGTTTTCTTCTTTCCATTTTAAAAGTTCCCACCTACTGTCTTTGGTAGGAACTGTTGTAAAAGTGCCAGAAGTATTATTAAAAGTAATTTGACCTGTTGAATGATATGAATATGTCATCGTAAAACCTCGCAAGCTGCTTGAACTCCGGCCATACAATCATTCCGAGTCATATCGGTCAACGCCCCATCGAATCCCAAGTAAAAGATTCCTGTCGCGCACATAACCATAAAGAAATTTGTCATTGGTTTAGTTTGTTTGATAACAATTTAATTATAATAAAATTAAAATGTAATGTCAACCCTATAATTCATGTTATATATTAAGGGCATGGCTAAAAAGGCAACTAATATCGAAATTGATAGACGTATTCACAAAATATACGACTTGCTTTTGCTCGGAAATTCAAAAACCCAAATTGCTCGATATTGCGCGGAGAATTATTCAGTTAGCTTACGTCAAACAGAAGAATATTTGTCTCGCGCTCGCATACTACAGGAACAGGATGCACAGCTTGAGCGCCCGCAATGGCTTGTAGGGGCAATTGCTAGGCTTGCAGATTATGAACGCCGTGCATCAATGGAAAATCAATTACAGACCGCTATTCGTGCCGTAGAAATGCAAGCAAAACTTCTTCGCTTTGATATGTCAGCATGAGCCTTATTTCTGATGTCTGCGAAAAACAACCCCTCCTCGACTTTTTAAGTCCTCCTGATGAA